AGGCTATGCATCCAATAGAATTAGGTACACTATTAAAAAATGTGTCTAATGATATGATGGCATTGAAAGGGACACGGGAAGCAACCAATATATCCTTTGCACCTAATGAAACACAAACTACCTACAAAGAAGCGGAATCAATGGTTGGTACATTAGCCCGGTTCGTAGGTAAGGATGGGTTAGAATACGAATGCGGTGTTTATTGTAAAAAAGTGGTGATTAAGAAAGGAACCGAAAAGAAATAGATTAAGTTCTATTTAATAGAAAAGGGTAGGATTTATTTCCTACCCTTTTTTTTATACATAAAATATAATTCATTAGATAACTTTTATTTTATTAGATAAGTTTCACGTGAAACAATTTGAAACCAAAAATACAATTTTCAACCTATTAGATAAATCCCAACTTAGGAGAACGGGGATGCCCTTTTCCGCGAAAAAGACTAGCACACAATATAGTCCAATTTTTGTAGTTTAGTACTATCTGTGTAGGTATTGTTATAATATATTACAAGTCAGATATAGATATAGCGGTTTAACGCTGAATTTGGTACCTTTACGGCGTTTAAATGAATTCTTGGTACATACCTTAGCATACAGCTTATTTCTTAGCTTTTTCAACGTTTTTCTTTTTTTTATAATTTGGTACAGGAGTACGGCTTTCAATCCAATCCTTAAAAATTTTTGTATAATTTTTTGTATATTGAGTAAAATTAGATACTCTGTTTCTATCGCCTTTGCCATTCATGTCATTTTCCTTTCTTTCTTTTAATATTACGATAGTAATATGTTTCTTTCTTTTATATATATATATATATATATATTAGACCAAGCTTACTACGTACTAACAATATAAGGCTTAAAGTGCTATTTGTCAAGTATTATTTTAAAAAAGATTTCTCTTGGTTTATATTTTATTATGTTTTATATTCTATCATGAAAAAAAGCAGTAAACAGGATGCTAGGCGATATTGTGCTAATTGGGATGCTGGTAAGTGTTTAGGTGCGATGATGTATCGTAAAGACGGTGTTTTGAGATTTGTTCTTGATAAGGACAAAGCTGATAAAGACTGTGCGATAGAAAAGGGATGTGATTATTTTGATAACATAGTAATACCGGGGATTAATGAAAATGGCATATAATAAAGATATTACACCGAAACAGATAAAACGAATGGAAAAGGTAATAGACGAAGTGAAAAATAAAAAAAGACCTATCAGGGCAGAAGTAATGCCTTGTACGGTACCAGCTTGGGGTTCAATGAGAAAAGATAAAGGAGAAGAAGAATGAGAAAGATAGATATAGGTGGTCACGAATATAAAGTAAGATTCATGGACGGCGAAAAGCGTGGAGAAGGAAATAAGTATTTGTTTGGAATGAACAATCCACGTACTTGTGAAATATTCTTGGATGAGAAGCTTGTAACGTCAAGAAGGAATGAAACTTTCTTACACGAAGTAATTCATGCAATTCTTGTAAATACCGGCTGCGCTCATGACGAGGGTATTATTGAAACGCTTGCGAACGGTTTTCATCAATTAGGTGTAGGAGATTACTTATGGCGAAAAACGGGGAAATAGTTAAGACTATTGAATCCGGTTATCCTGTGATGATGGAAAGATTCTCGGATATAACCAAAGAACAATATGATTTGTTTTGTCGAAAGCAATATGATTACGGATGTGGCAATATAACTCTTGGTGGTGATTTAGATAATGATGAAGATAGAATGTTTGCATTGACTGCTTTGGTAATTAGAATGAACGACAAGGTTAACAGGCTTAAAAACATTATCGTAAAACATCGCGGCAAGAATGCTGTGGAAGATGAAACGTATATGGATGCCTTTAAGGATTTATCTGTATACGGAGTCATTGCACAGTTGGTTGCGGAGAAAGTTTGGGGAAAATGAAAACACTGTTTCTTTATGTAGAATCATTATTTTTAAGATTGATTCTTAAGGTAAGTTGGTTTTTAATCAATCAAAGGAGAAAAAGAGTATGAAGTGGACTAAAGCTGAAATGAATATAATAAGCCAGTATACAAGAACGATGAAAAGCGTTAAAGACATTTGTTTCGAATTGGACGCTTCTGGATTTATGCGTACATATAAATCTGTTACTCGTAAAATAGAATCCATGGGATGGTCTAGACCCACCGATGTAACCGATACTGGACTTCTTCCTAAGATATTGATTTTTGATATAGAAACAACTCCTATGCCTGTATGGGTGTGGGATTTTGGAAAGCAATATGTTCCTCACACCAATATTGTAAAAGATAAGTCTGGTAAACAAAAATTTTGGTATGTCCTGTCTTGGGCTGCCAAATGGCTTTATGACGAAAATGTCCTGTCTGACGTGCTTACTCCAGAGGAAGCGGTTACTAGGGATGATAAAAGAATATTGGATTCTGTGTGGAAGCTGATTGATGAGGCTGATATCGTAATTGCTCACAACGGTGATCGGTTTGACATAAGGAAGCTTAACGCAAGATTTATACTTAATGATATGAATCCACCATCTCCATATAAATCAATAGACACTCTTAAGATTGCAAGAAGGGAATTTGCATTTAGTTCTAACAAACAAGATTATCTCACTAAGACATTCGGTCTTTCTGAGAAACTGAAGACTGAGTTTCAATTGTGGATTGATTGCATGAATGGTGATAAAGAAAGATTAGCTGAAATGCTTAAATACAACAAAGGTGACGTTGTGGGCTTGGAACAGCTTTATCTTAAATTGCGACCATACATCAAGAATCATCCAAACCTTGGAGTATTGATGGATAGCAATGTTTGCCCTTCATGCGGAAGCAAGAATATTAAACCATCCGATGCTACATACTTTACAAGCTCTAATGAATTTCCTGTTTACAGGTGCGGAGGATGTCATTCACCGTTCATAAGAAGCAAATCTAGTATAAGTCCCAATTCAACGGAATTGAGAAGTATTGCGAGGTAATACTTGACAAAAGCGTATTTAAGGATTATATTATAATATATGCTTGTTCGCAAAATAAAAAACGTTGAGCACAGGGTATATGATGATAAGAAGGAGTTTCGCCAATACTGTCCTAATGACAAATTAACTCGCAATTGGAGGGATGGCACCGAAGGTAGCTGGGTAACGACTGACGACGGAAAAGTCTGTCAAGTTCTAAAGCGGGGTGAGCTTAGAAACAGTCAGTCTACGGGCGTGTGTAATTACTATATTAGGACAGCTATTGGCTCTTTTGTCTGTAGAGATGGAATGAAGATGGAAGGAGAACTTAGGAAGAATATGTATTCTTTTGGATCTGACGAAACTTCTTTGTACCAACAAAAGATTCATAGAAAGAAACCCACTAGAAGGGAATTCTTGTTTGCTAAGTACGTTGCGCAGGGCGATGGCATCTCTGAGGCATTTATTAAGGCATACCCGACTAACAATGAAAAGTATGCAGATTACCAAGGTAAGATTTTATTAAGTACCGAAAGGGTTAAGAATTTGATTAGAGAAGAAGTAGACAAGGTTTTACACGAAGCTGAGATAACTCCATTGTATTTACTTGAGAAAATGAAATCTGTTATAGATAATAGAGGAGCTCAAGATAAAGATAAGATACAAGCCATTAAAACACTAATGCAAATAAGCGGCATGATGGAGACCGATAAGCGAACTGAATCTGTTACGTTATTTCAAGGATTTACAAAGGAGCAACTAGATGCTATCCAAGGCGGAAATTCAAAAAAACTCATTGAGGCTTCGAGAGAAGTCGAAAAATAAAAATTGTATAATATGTGGGTTCCCAATGTGGGAGCATACATCTATATGGTACAACGTATCAGAAGATTATTTTTCTGTAGAATGTTGTGAATGCTTTTCATCTTATGATGAAGACTTTGAGATAAAAATGCCCGGATTAATATTTAATTATGGAGAATCGTAATGAAAACAGTTAAATTTGATTTAATACTAAAAGTACATAATGATTTAGAAGAAGATGAATTAAAGAGTTCTTTAGAATTATATCTTATAAATGATGAGGTTATGCATTCCATTGTTTCAAAAGTTATCGGAGAGCACGACGCTCCTGAGAATTTTTTCATACATTCAATGGAATTAAAGGAAAAAAGAAAAGCTAAAAAGAATCCCGTACAAAGTAGTAAAAAAAACGGTATACGTGAAAAAGAGTGGAACGTAGCTTTCCC